AATGACCCACGTGGGTCCGTAGTGGATTATGTGAAATTCAAAAAACACTTGTATTCTAGAATATATATGTTATAATATAGGTGTAAAGAAAAGAGGGAAAACAATATGACTAAAGAAAAGTATAAGGAGTATATTAAGAACACACGTGATAATGCTTTAAATGGCATTACTGGTTTTCATGAGTTGGGAAATGTGCTAGAAACTTTATCAGATTATATTAATGTGTGTATTGATATGTGCAAAGATATTTACAATGATAAAGATATTGATTATCAATCATATATGGAACTTAATGAGTGTGTTAATAATAATTTAAAAGAAGTATGTCGAATTGTAAAAAATAGTTAGGAGGTTAACATGAACAATTATACTAGTCTTAGTCGTCTGATTAATGAGTTAAATAGAACGCTTGGTATCACTAGTGATACTGAGCGCGAGAATTTAATTCAATCGTATTATAATCAAGGATTGATAAGTTATAGGCAATACTACCTTTTAAGGTCTAGTATTGTTAAACACGAGTACATCCACAACTATTTTATTCAAATGTACGGTGAGAATTGGTAGATAATAAAATGAACACAGATATTAAAATTGAATTAGAATTTTATTTTACATTTGACGGCTTAATTATTGTACATTCTACAGATTACAGAATGGTTTGGGATGAGTATATCAAGTATTATAATAAATATGGTGATAATCATGACTATTATTTATATACTGTCAATAAACACGATCTTAAAGATTTTATTAAATTAAAAGAGTGATAATTAATATCACTCTTTTAATATTTACTAAGTATGTAGCTTAATAGTCTTTTAGTCTCCTGGTTGTTGTAATAAACACAACCATCTCTATACGATCTTACTAGCATATTCAATCTTTGGTCTCTACGCCATAGTTTAGCGATCATCATATTTTCACGATTATCACTGCCAATAGAATAACAATATCCGTATTCCTTATTAATTTGTTGATTGATATATACATAGCCTGTATTCATATCAACCCAAGCGCCATAATAAATATCATCATAATATAATGTGCATAAATAATCGCATACATTTGTTTTCTTCTTAATAAAATCATTAGTATCATAAGCAAAGTTACCAGCGTTATAATCTCCGTATGTCGTACCCGATATTAATCTATGGAATTTTGATTTCTCTTTATTACCTTTTTTATAATCACTATGGCATATTTGTACAATAATTTGCTCCACGGAATCACTACCTTTAAAAGTATTAAATTCTTTTTCGGGGTTTGGTGTAATCCTAAAATAACTAAAGTAAGGGTTAACAATACTAACATTGTTAGCTAATAAATAGACATGTCCTTCTCGTTGACGAAAGATAGAGTCAATAATATTTAATAAGACCTCAACTTCATTAGGCAAGTATGCATTGAATCCAGCTTTTTCCGGTATAAATTCATCAACAATAATTGTGTCTACATCTACATAACTTGTCGATTTTAAGCTAGCAAAAGATGTTAGTGATGTTGCATAGCCCATTTCACAACCATTTATGTAAAAGGTGGTGAAATTGCTACCACCTGTAATTTTAAATTCATCATTTTTAAAGTTTTCGAATTGGTCGTTTAGAAAAGTTTTAATCTTTTTTAGGTCCGTTTTGTATCTCCTTAAATAAAGAAATTGTTTTCCTTTTTTCTTGTATCGGCTGATACAGTCTTTTTTGAATCCATATGTTTTACCGATTCCACGACCGCCTATGATAAAGTTTAAAAATTTATTGTATGATTTTATGTTTGTTGGGCTATACCAATCTACTAGTTGTGTCATTTAAATACTCCGTATGGCGTTGTGTTGTAACCCCTAGAGTTAAGTTCACCGCACGCCATCCAACGACGTGAATTATCTGAACCAATCCAACTGATCCAGCAATAACCCTCGCGTTTAACGAATCCGTCGTACATAACATGCATACCATTTGTATAATATAGTCCTGTGTCTTTACCTTTTAAGCTCGGAGCACGTCTAATTCTAATGGTGCAATTCGGATAAAATACGCCGATTTCTCTATGGAAATCACTAGGGATATAATTTAAAATATCTTGTTTTTCTTCTTCAACATCCGGTAAAATTAAGGCATTTGGTAAAAATGCTGTGGCGTACATAGCTGAGTAAGGAAATACAGTAATACTATAAGCTCCATTTTTTCCGCCTTGATTAGTACCGAAGAAACGACCACAAGATCCATTCACATCACTGTCAAAAATCGCAATATGGCTGTAAGGTGTAACATTTGGCACTTCTTTGAAAACAACAATAGCACCAGGTACTAACTTGGTGATTTCAATACAATTGTTCAGCATTCCATTGGTTTTTCTATTTAACCAAATATCTTTTACATATCCACTACTTGTGCAATGTGGACCGACAAAGCCTAGATATTTATCATAGTCATAGTTTCCATCCCAGCACTGACAACCATATGCCCCATCATGATCTACAGTTTTACCCATCATTTTTTGTTTGTAATTATAATATTTATTTGTATCAATATTCATTTTCTTACCTCCTAAAAAACATTGAAAAATAACCCATATTCTTGTAGCTCAGTGTATAATTCACTTTCGATTGTAATAACCGCACGTCTTGAACCTTGCAACACTTCCGCCAAAGTCTGTATACCAATATTACCTTTACGCTTAAAGCTGTATTCTTCATGTCCTGTTGTATCATTGGCGCTTTTAGGTTTTGTGATTGTTTTAGCGATGTTATTTACATAGTCGTTTGTTTCAATATCAACACGTCCCTCGGGAGTTACAGACTGTAACGCAATACTTGTATCTTCTCCGCTTGCCTGTGTATTCCCTCGACTATCACGTGTATAAGTTTCCGTGTAGTTTGTATTTGCGGTCGGGTCGTCTTGGTCTTGAAAAGGAATTGTTTTAAACAAAGTATAATACCGGTCCATATTGATTTCAAACCAATGTTGAACTTCAAATTTCCAATACGCATATGTTTCTTGTCCGATTTCGTCAAACCAAAAATGTTTTAAAATTCCTGTTTCTAAAGCTTTACGTTTTTCAAGATCATCATAAAATTTATAATTAAAATCAAAAATCTTTTTTCTTGCGATCTCTAACACTTCCATATCGCTTAATTCATATTGAGCGTCAATTAACTCCTCAAATGCTAAATTGTGACAGACTCCGCAAATTGTCTCTGTATTTTCAGCTAGCACCGGACTTTGCAAAGTTAATAAATAGTTAGGTAGTTTTAATTTATTCATCATTGTCATCACCTGCTTTAACATCCAAATTTTTATTAATTTTAAAATCTTTAATACTTGTGTTTGAATCTAACTCAATCAATTTCATGATTTCCTCATAATCTTCATATGGTGCAAATTCAACACTTGCATTTAACCCGAATTTTTTGTTTAATTCCTCAATGGCTTTTTTACGTTCGTTTAACCAAATGTTCCTAGACGCGATAACCTGTTGATTGTTGGCGTTAACTTCATCCGAAACTAATCTTTCTTTTTTGTCCATGTTAGCATTTTCGATACCTAAGAATGTCATGCACTCTCTTAAAATCGCCTGTTTCATACCATGCAATTCGTCGGCAATAAAAGGTGCATTTGTGTTTAGGACATTAATATCTTCCATTCTGAATCCTTTTGATGTAAAGATCGTTTGCACTCCTTGTAAAATTTTTTTCATGAATACTTTGAATTGCTGTAACATTCGCCTATCACCTGTAATAATGTACGGCGTCCATTGCATAGTCAAATTTTGGTCCATAGTTCGACTTGTTAGCGCTAATTTTTTAGCGTAAAAATTTAAATATGGGAATAATCCAACATATAAAGGACTGTTTTTCATTATCACACATTCTTCACTTGTTAACGTCTTTTTTATAAGTGGACTAGTAGAAATTGTATGATATTCTGTTGGTATTTGATAGTGGTTTAATTTTCCACATAATGTAATCTCGCTACATATCAATCCTAACCTTTCATCATCATAAAAACCAATGTAACCACGCGTTTGTAAAATATACTCTAAGTAGAATGTATTAATAGATTCGGGCATATCTTTATATTTAAACATGTTTAAACTTAACATTTGTAAATATGTGTAATAAATAAAATCCGCCTCACTATTATTCATTGTAGCAATGTCTACCGCGTTTCGACAATAATCAGTAAACGAGCTTGTCTCATTTAATAAATCCATCTTAATCATCTCCTTTACTTATATGCTAAATAAAAAAGGTTGAACTGTCAACCTTTTCTGTTAGTGTACTTTTCGAGTTAAATAATTTCCGAACTTATCCACATTTTCATCTTGATAACGCTCTGTGTTTTCACGGTCATAGTTTCCCACGTCTTTATCATGCCATAAGGTAATACCATTATCAAATGCACGTTTTATTTTCTCAAGATCGCTCGGGTCGATATTCTCGCCTTTAATGTTGCATTTTACAGTCTGTACATAATTCCAATGTTCACGTGTGTGTAAATTCGGGTAGTCAATTGTGTTCGTTGCATATCCTCGCATATCCCATATTTTATTTAATTTTTCTTGATATTCTTTTGTTGGCTCGTATCCATATAATATTAATACGTTTAAATCTAAAGCTGATTGACGTAACACATCATTTGAACCGGTCACAATACTGTCGGCGGTGGCTTGTGCGTCATGAATTCGAGCGTTATAACTATCCATAGCATTCTGAATGTTGGTTTGATTTTGATAGCGCGTTGTTAACTCTCTTAATTGATTACTGATTGCGGTTGATTGTGTGCTAGCACTTGCTTGTGCGTTTGCGTTAGCAAGGGCATTTGCATTTTGTAAATTGGTTTGCTTTGTGTTTATTTGATTTTGCATGGCGGTTTGTGTCATACCTAAGCCAGCACCGACTAGACTACCAACAGCACCACCAATATTACCTGTTAAAGCGCTGGCTATTCCACCACTTAACCCACCGATTGCACTCATACTAGCGTTTATCATGTTTGATTTGTTGTGAAGGTCGTTCAAATTACTAGCTAGATTTGTGTTTCTACTTGTAACGCTTAAATTTAAATTATTTTGTAAAGCAGTCTGAGCACTTAACGCATTACCGGTAGCACTGGCTATTGCTGAATTGGTTTCGTTTGACCTTCGAATATTTGACAACCCGACATTCATTGAGTTACGTGACGACTGTAACATTAATGCGGTTGTATCACTAATAATAGGTAGTGAACATTCATATTGACTTTCAAATGAATTATCTAAATTCTCCATAACATTATTAATTACACTAGATTTTCCTAGTTTATAATCTAAAGGCACAATATTTAATTTTGAACTATTTGGACTTCCAACATACGCAAATTGTATTTTATTAAAGTTATCCCACAGTTCATTTTTAAAAATCTTATTTGTACCATTGTTATCACTTAATAATAGATATGAATAAGGATACCATAACATTTTAGTATTTTTCGTTATTGTTGGGTAAAAATATTCTGATCCATTTATTATTTTAGTTTTTATAAATTGATTAGTATCATTTTTATACATGTCACTTAATGGGTACGCCTTATATTTTAATACTCCATATTCACCTTCACCAATGGCACTAAAAAGAGTTTCATCTATAGTAATATAACCGTTTTTCATGATGATACCTGGAATAGAATAAGTGACTACAATCGACACACATTTACCAACTAATTTTTCATTAGATCGTATTGCATTTAATACAACACTAAGATCACTTATTTCTAAATCTAGACCGCTATTAGTTTTTAATTTTGATATTCCGATTCCATTACTCCTATCATATGGAAAGATATAATAATTTATTTGAGACGGTACACCTAAAATACCACTTGTGTATGTGTCTTTACCGTCCATTGTACATGTCATACCAATAACAATAAAACTTGTGTTTGTGATAGGGTCTAATTTCATAGTTCCTATTGCAACTAAATCTGTACCTATTTCTAAGTTTTCCGGCTGTGTGTTGATACAAGGATATAATACATCTTTTATTTTATAATATTGTGGTCTATGCTCATATGCGATATAAGACTCCATAAAGTTACTTTCAATTTCAAACCGCCATGTTTGTATAACGTCCGTTTCAAAGCTGATACTAGTTGTGTTATCATTCAAATAGCCTAAACTAGTAATAAAGCAGTAAATCCATTTAGATTTGTTGCCTGTATCTCCATTTTGATAAATCAAGTAATTATACAGACGTAAATCATCATATAAACCTGATACGACCACAGTACCATCTTTCCTTTGATATGTATAATTCTCAAATACAACATGGTTATAATTATTAATAAAAAAATTAAATTGCTCTTCCGTGTTATTAAATGCTCCCCAAAACGTATTATTCATTGCGTCAATTTCTAATCCTTTTAATAGATATATCTTTGATTGCGGTGTAAATTGACTATTTACGACTCCCATACTCATCTTAATCATCTCCTTTTATTTTATCTTAAATAAAAATAGTTGAAAGTTCAACTATTTTATTTATCTTTGATATAATCATAAATTTCTCTAGCCTTCGTCCCACGCGTTGGTTGGTTAGGATCGGCTGGTCTTTCATAGTTTGCCAAGAATTCAATTGCTAGCGTGTAAGGGTCGGCGGTTGATTTTGAAAAGCTTTCGAAACTTTCGGGATAGGTTGATGTCGCTATCCATTGTGCGCCGTTTTCCATTTCCCATTGTATACGCTCGCACTCTCCTACACCAAATTTTGAAACATCCGGATAATATTCTTTTTCTTTTAGCCAATCAATTATTTTTGTCCAAGGTGTCCACTGCACTAAACCATAGCCACGACTATCAACCGGTTGTGCAAAAGGTATATCACTTTCCCATCTGTTTGGATTAACAGTAGACTCATAATAAGAATTACCTAACATTCCAGCAACCGCATTTGCGGTCCAACCTTTTGCCTTAAAGAATTGCCAAAATGCAACCCAATTTTGTTTTGATTCATCTTCTGTTAGTGGTCTTGTGTTATTAATATCACCTGGTATAATCCACTGAGCTGTTGGCGTTGGTTCGGGTTTAATTTCTTCCTTTGTCTTATAAAAACCAATGTCAATTCCTAAACCATCTAAAATAAAATAATGTTTTATATACTTGTAACTTGGTTCGGGTGGTGTTGGTGGTTCTCCACCTTCGAAAGTTTTCCAATCCTGTCCGTAACCGTTAACTATATTTGTATCATTTACATAGAATACTTGTGTTGGTAATACTGAACCACTTAACGCATAACATTGATTTCCATAGCTACACGTAACACCATAGTAAACGAGTCCGGCATTTTGTGTGAAAGTTTGATCGATATGACAATGATCCCCGGTAGCATAGCCGGCTTCCCCTGTGTGATAAATCAAATCACCTTGCGCATATCTTGTCGAGGTTGGTGGATTCGGGTCATGCGTAAAACTAACTGTAACATATGTTAACCCATTGGGAGTCAAAACGGGATTGTCCGAACTATAGGCGCGTGTATTACCTACACTATCACTATACGATAGGTGACAAGAAAAAGGAGCGTATACGGGTACACGTACCTGCCCACTAATTGCATTATCAAATGGATGCCCACAACAGTGGCTTAGATCGCTTGGACCAGACCATTGTGTTATGTTCATAGTCTCCATTGGAAAAAGGCAAACCTCACTCCCGTTATAAACTAGCTTTTGACCTGGTTTCATAAATTTAATTCCTCCTCTATTATTGTTAACTCCTGTAGCTTACATTTACATATATTATATCGCTCATAATCTACATCTTTTAATATATGCATACATTGCATATAGAATTCAATATAAAAGTAAACGCTTAAGCCTTCCGGTAAGCTATATGGAATATCTTCCGGTTTTTTCATTTTATATATACTATTATATTCACATTTATTATTCATTATATTAGCCTCTAATTTTAAAAAAGCTAGATTTTAAATCTAGCTATAATTTAATGCCGTATAAACTACCTCCAACATCATCAGCGGTACAGCGTGTGAGCATCTTATCCGGACCCGTTTTTATCAACGAAACCTCATATTTACGAGCGCTGGATTCCTTTGTACTATCAGCAGAAATATGCGACGCTGACATAAATCCTGCACCTTTATAATTTGACTCAACAGGTAAATTATCAAATAAGCTAATTGGGTATATACAATTCCCAAGAATTTTATTTTTACCGTAACCGGTGTCAGTGAAATAAAAGGTTAAAAGCAATATATCATATTTATTTTTAATCTCATTAACATCCATAAAGTTACTTTCAACAGGTGATGATGTGCCATTCACATTGTAAGGTGTTAAATCTGAAATTAATTCAATTTTAATATCATTTTTCTCTAAAAGATTATGTGTGATATTATTAGATTTTAATGTATACATTTAAATACCTCCTTCGCTGGCTACTGATGTAGCACCTTTTTTAATGTTTATAATATCATTTTTAACAGTTTTAATATCTTCTTTAATAGTATTGATCTGTGTTAAATTATCTTGAATACTTGATTGCATTGTATTACACAATTCTTTTAAACTAGTAATTTCATTATTAATTGTTAACAATTGATTATTAATGTTTGATATTTGAGTTGCCTGTGCTTTTTGTTCTTTGTCCAATTTCTCTAAAGTAGTATTATATTTATCTTGTAATTGATTGATTGCAATCTCAATGCGTTCATCAACTAAACTAGGTAATTGATCTTTTACATATTGCATAGTGTTTTCTAAATTTTCATTCCATTGAATAACAACATCATTTACAGCTTGTACAGTCCATTCAATATAACCTTGTAATTGATTAATACATTGGTAAATATTCATACCTGTATTAAATGCGCTGACATATTGCTGTGCTAAATTTTTACCGCTTAACTTTAACTCATTATATTTTGGTAAAATACTTTGTAGTTTATCATCATCAATAACACCCATATTATTTACCTCCATTATATCCGATTAATTCTTTTAGCTTTTCAGGTAGAATATCAGGATTAATTTTAGAAATATTTTCAATAATACTTACCACCTCTGTAATGATTGCATATGTACAAATCGCCGGCACTAAGTCAACACCAAACGGTAAAGTCAAAAAGTTCTCGGCATAATTAATTATAACACCTAAAGTATAGCAGAAAATAAAACCAACCTTTTTAAATAGTCCACCTCTTAACTTACTAGACTTTATTTGCTCGCCATCACTAAGCGCTCCAACAATTCCAGTAATAAGATCCAAGCCATTAAAAACCAATGCCACTAGAATAATTTTCATATTAATCACCTCTTTCTTTCTCTATCATAATAAAAAATAGCTGAATGTTCAACTATTTTTAAATAAAAGAAAAAGAGTTAACTTAATAACTCTTTTTCTTTTAACAATCACAGTTCTGAAAAATACTATAGAAAGGAGGGGTGTCATGTACTACTCATGACAACGATATTATAACATAACTATACGTTATACACAACTTTAATTCCACATGTAACATTAGATTTTGTATCTTTAATAGTAACAGTTGTTAAACCTTCAGCTGTAATTCCTTCTAAGCCTTTAATTGTTACGTGTCTTAAGTCATCCGTTAATGTTGCACTAACCATTGTTGATTCTCCTGAGGTTGCAGTTAAATTAATTGGTGCATTTAAACCATTAGTTTGTACGGTAAATGGTACTGTTACACTTCCACCTTTTTTAACACTTACAACTTGTGGATTAGAGTAGATGGCTGTAACTTTTTCATTAACATTTCCTGAAACAAAAGCAATGGCATTTGCAAATCTAGATGTTGCGATTCCTTCCCAATGGTGCAAGAAATAATTCCAATACAATCCTTTAGCATTGTACGCAACACCTACACTATATTTTTGATCGAACACACGATAAATTTCTGAATCACAGACAATTGCTTCAATTGTACCTTGAGTTGTACTAGGTAATGTTGGTAACACTAACACGTGTGTTTTGAACTCAGCAAACTCTAACTGGAATGTCTGAGCTAACCAATCAATGTTTAAATAACTGTTTGTTTTTCCGTTTAAGATGACATAAATATCATCGTATTCATTCTGTTTTGTAACAGCCATAGCATTATATTCGTTAGTAGGCTCAGTTAGGTAAGATGCATATTCTGTAATTTTACGCGCTAATTCCTTAGCTGATTCTGTATCAGTTACCGCACTTGTATTAACGATTTTCATTAATCCATTCTCATAATGAGTAACTAAAGCAGATTTCATATAGTTGTAATCGTCTTTGTTGTCACCATTATACATAGAGTCAACAATTCTAGCAATCAAACTATTAACACCATCCCAACTAACAAAGTATTTACGCATATCATCATCCGTAATTGTAGCTGGATAATATGACTTACGATTCACAATATAGAAAGCCGTTTTAATATCCGGTAATTCCCTTTTAAATAAAGTGTTTTCCGCGTTGGCTTGATCATATTCATGTTCCTTTGCGCACTCAATAAAATATTCTTCCATAGTGTAACCTAATGGCATGTTAGCCATTTTAAATGGAGCTAACTTGTTTGTTAAAATATTTTTGTGTGCGATAACTCGACCAATTCGAGTTGCTAAATTCATGAACTCAACACCTAATGTGTCCGGATATTCTAACAATCCATTCATAAATTCTAGTGCACTAATTTCATTTGGATCTCCAATTGTCGTTTGAAAATTTGGAGAAGATGCACGATACATTGCACTCGCGACTTCCTGACCTGTTGGTTGTGTTTCCAACCCTAAATCTGTTTGAATTGCTTTTGCAACATCTTGTCCTGTTGTTCTTGGCATAATTAATCACCTCTTTCATTTAAATGCCTAATTTTCTTAAATCCATTGGGTTTTTATGTTTCGGCTTATCATCACCGGAACTTTCAACACCAATTTGCATAAATAACTTTGAGTTTGCTTCTGTTAACGAATTGTTCTTTTTAACTAATTTTGTGTTTTCAGCTTTTAAATCATCTAATTCTTTAAAGTTTTTTTCAACTTCCGCTCGCATATCATTTAGCATAGTCGAACGTTCCGCTTGATCTTCAACTGTCAACACTTCCGTAAATTTTTCTCTAAGTTCATCACGTTCCATTTTTACACATCCCTTCTAATTACTAATATATTCTACCATTTTTATAAAGTCAATAGAAAAATAAACCCTCTTTTAAGAGGGTTTCATAAATATATGTTGTAAAGTTTAAAGTGTTACCAGCTAGTTTACTATGACTAATTATGTTGTTAGCACGTTTCACCGCGAGTAATCCTAACATACATGTCTGATTTCCGTTCTTTATTCCTTACACCATTATATTAACATACTATTTATTTTTTTCCAAATCTTCTTTAATTTTATTTTTTACATATTTACTAAATTTTTTTGATTTCAATAAATCTTCAATATAATCGACCACTTCAATATCATCTTTATTAACACATACACAATACTTATTAACATGATCTCTATACCATCTATTCCGGTTTTCTTTTGACTTATCGCTCATCATATTTATCACCTTCTTTAGACCATACTAACGGCTTGCCTAATATGTACGTGTGAACAAATTCATTTGTTTCATGATTGACAATGCTCCAACCATCTTTTAAATATTCATTTAGCGCGTCTATATCTTTTCTATATGCGCTATAATCATAATCTTTTATACTTCTTACAATTACAACTTTATTCTTCAATGGAGGACTTCCGAACATGATCTCATTAAATTCTTTCAACCTCTTATCACACTCTTCAAATATTCCACCATTTTCATAAGTTAACAACTTATATTGTAATTCATCAACATCTTTTCGTAAGATTTTATTTTCATTGCGCAAATTGTTGTAACTATAATCTATAATCAAACCAACGAAAACGACGACCACTATATTTAACAATAAATTCATAAATTTCACTCCTTTATAATCCATATAATCATTAGTATCATTCCTATTGCGTAAACAGTGAATAGAAATGTTACACTCAAACAACATAAACCCATAATTAAATATTTTATTATGCTAGATAAAACACTTATCACCTTATCAACCTCCTTACCTACTTTTAATGCTAAACTGTCTATCAACTAACACGATACCACCAGGCACATGTGTCTTTTTCAAACAATCATTGATAACATTACCTACACGGAAATTATCATATGTTACATTCTGTTTAGCTTTTTCCGTCATACCAGCACACTTAACATTTAAATAATAACAGACTCCCTCACGAATGTAATAAAGATTGTTCTTGCAATCATTTTCATATATGTATTCCTGCTGGTGCTCTACATATTCCTTATAACTGATCTCAACTTCTTCAACATAACTTTTAGCTCCAATAAAATAAGATCTATTAAATATGGACTCTAAACCCCAATAACCTAATTCTTTATCATCAATAATATCTTTAATAGCGTCCGGAATTTGTGTACCTACTAAATGTATAGAATCCGTATCAATATATGCAACCCTATGTATACCAACCTTTTGCGCTGTACTTATCGTATATTTACGTGCGTATGCGGTAACAAATTCACCATACGGAAGATAAATAGGATCACGAAATTGTTCGTCAATAACCTCTTTCACTTCTCCATCTTCAAAAGTTGTGTACATTGGATCATGCAAACGTAAAATACCATCATCTTTATCAATGAAAGGAATTTTAGGTGTTACATTTGGGTTTGTTGCAAACTTGCCATAAACCGAATTCATTTTTCTTTTAGCAATAAACCTTTGAGCACCTTTCGAATTTTTCTTAACTTCCATTTGTTCATCAATGAACTGTCTAGCTATACCAACACAACCTTTAAATTTATATCCGTTGTGAAATTCCACATCATAAATATCGTATTGCTCATTAAATAATTGCCAATCAACGCTGGTCACAGTCATCCGTACAATATCACCATTTGAGCTTTCAACATATTTTTTACTCCCAAAAAATCTAGAAAACTTATCCAATGATATACATGGTATATGATCCTTTTTAATATCAAATGCAAAACTAATAACTCCAACCCAAAGAGAATAATCTTCATCATGCTGGTATTCCCCTTCGAAATAGACGGGAGTCCCATATGGTAATAATTCATAATACATACGCGATGGAAAAAGAGAGTTGACATCGAACACAATGCCGTGCCCTATCTCTATTTCTTTTAATTCGGGATTAGCCCAAACGAATCCGCCGGCGTATGCTGGTCTTAAATCTTTATCAACATTCATTTCTAATGTTGGGAATATCTTTTCGAATGGCATGGGTAAGGTTTTCTTGAACGACTCAAAACTACAACTTGTTGCCGTCATTTTATTAAACCCAAGTTTAAAACACTCATTTAATGCCATACCTTCAATATCAATATCATTAAAAAGATAATCAACTTCATGCGGGGTTAACTCGTGTCCTTTTTCTCTTTTTGTTGAATAGTCTAACTTCAATTTACGAATTGGTAGATTAAAATCATGTGCAATCTTTTTAATACTAAAAGGAATTAACTTAAACGAATCCCATATAGTCGTTTTTATGGACCGATAAATTGAATATTTCCACCATATTACAATGGAATACCACAAACCAGTATTCGATATAATTGTTTTAAAACATCCGGTTTTAGGTTTTTCGGAATATTCATACCCATTATTTAATAACCAACTTACAATAAACTCACCGTCAAACGCTAAATTGTGGAAATATAATTTTCGTGTTTTTTCTTTACACCATTCTATAAAACCATCTATATCATTTCCATATTCTTTTATATTAGAATCTTCAACAAAACTTGCGCCCCACGCCCACACGCGACAATCTAAAGGGTCGGTTGTAGTTTCGAAATCACACGCCCAAATCTCTTTTGAACCTTTTTTCTTTGCCATACTACAACCCCCTTCACATTATTTATACTTAACAACACCACCACTAACATAGGCTCGTCCTGTGAACACTGCTAAACTTTCTCTTACATCTGACATATCTGTTCTTATATTTTTACTCAATTGCTCATTCACAAACATTTGATTTTTAGTGTATTCACGCGACATATCTATATAATTGAATACAGAAACAGCCTTACGCTCTTGATAGAACCATTGTAATAACTGTTTATCTGATAATGATTTTATATCTTTGATTAGTTGTTTCCCTTCTTTTTTAGTGATATTGCCACCTCGTATTTGTTCCTCTATTGCGGTTTTGTAATTACTCCGTAAGTTTTTTATTTTCTGATTTTCCTTCTTTGTATTCTTTTTTAAATTTTCAATTCGTTTATCCAATTGTTTAGGATAACGATACGATTGAATGTTCACATGATGGACCGGCTCAAAGAACCCACCACGATCATCACGTAAAGTTGACCTAGCATTTTTGACACTTATAGACGTCACAATCCCGCCTTTAGTCTCATTTAGTCTAGATAATCCTACAGACTTTGAAAGTTGTCTCCTTTGCTTATTTTGCTTATCAATCAATTTGTTAGCTTTTTCAATCTTATTTCGATTGAATACAACACCATATTGATTTTCCACAAATCTATTTTCTTTGTTGAATCTTTCAATGGAACGTAAATATTTATTAAATTCTTTACGATCATTAAAATCTTTTATAGAACGAATGTCAATAAAAAGAACGTCCTGTCCTAAGTTTTGCGCTTTCGTTGCTGTTCTCTTGGCACTTGCAATTGCATTTCGTAACCGCTTAACGTCTTTTGTGCTTTTTCTCATTTTAGCCAATTTAAACACCCCCTTTTAAGATAAAATAAAAGGGTGTTGGCTAAACACCCTTAATTAAATAGGCTATTTCACAGCCATTGATAAATATTTATTGCTAGATGAGTTAGATTTTTTCTGAATAATAGTAACGCATACAGGATCTTTAGTCCAGTCATAGTTAAACACTTGCTTTAACTGCTTTAGACTTTGCAAGAAAGGTTTACTGTTTGTAGCATATGCCTTACCTTCTTTATCAATTACAGTGATTAATTTCGAGCAAATGATCTCACCCGTTTGCTCGTTTTCTTTTTCCACATCTTGCACGATGTAACCAGTTAACCATAAATCTTTCCCAACTTGATCGCTTAAGCCTTCCGCATTATTTACAGCATTGAATAAATTAACACGTTGCTCGTGAGTCATGTCCTCAGTAACCACTAAACCATTGCTTTCCATTGCTAATACTTCATTTTTTACGTTTTCCATTTTAATTTTTCTCCTTTTAATATTGCTTTTCTAATTAAATTATTTTAAGTTGTTTAATTTTAGGATTAAGCATAGCACCATAACTACAACCTATACGCTTTTTAGTGAAGTCATAACACTTATTATTTTACATTTCGCACCTCCAGCAGTTCATCAATTTGCATATTTATTAAAACAAACCACATAACTAACATTATGATTAATAATATAATGAAATTTATGTATCTGTTTGACACTTTATAATATTTGAAGTTTCCTTTACAATGCTGGTATATTTGGTATATAGATAATAGCACCCAAATTATAAAACTTGCAAGGATTAAATTACTATACATAGTTGTAACCTTTTCTTTCATTTTCTTGAACCATATCATTAAATGTAACAACACCTTGAAAAACTTTTCGTTTAAATAATGTTAACGTCTCATATTTAAATGAGTACGAGCCTATAATGGATTTTGAATTTAATTTACAAATATCCATACGAATTAAATGTCGTCTTTGATAAACAAGATGAAAAGCCAATTTATAATTACATAAATACGTTTCAACAACATCTACAATCTTATTAATATTATCCATAGTTAGATCACTTGGATAATGTCCATGTTTATATATTCGACTCATAGAAATAACCTCCCGTCTTTTTCAATCTCTTCTTTAAAATATACTAGTAAATCATCTAATAATACGTTAGCCTTTAAAGATAAATAATTAAAATCACTACACAGCACCATATCATCATCAACCGCCTTTAATAAAATTAATTGTATTGCCGTGTTGCATTTACTAAATATTGCTAACTTCAACTCACTATCATTAAGTATCCCAAGTGCCTTTTTAGCCTCTTTATATTTACTTACTATAGCAATTTCATATTCTTGTTTTCCAATCATTGTTTTCCCTCTTTTCTTTACACCTATATTATAACATATATATTCTAGAATACAAGTGTTTTTTGAATTTCACATAATCCACTACGGACCCACGTGGGTCATTGTTTCACGTGGAACATTGTTGAGTTGGGTTGTGTGGTGTGGTGGTGTGTTATGCTGTGTAATGTAATGCAATACATGTTCATGTCTTGTGAACACGTGTTCACCAATGGGGAACGATTCTGAGATGACACTCTTTAGATCGGAAGAGCACACGTTTGGACTCCAGTCACTGTGACTCATCTCGCATGCTGTCTTCTGCTT